TCGAACATGTACATCACCAAATCATCAATGGTCTGCCCCAACTGATACGCCATCACGCGACGATTGTTTTCCAAATCGTTGCTGATGGAAGTCATAAAGGCAAAATCACTGATGTTGTTGTAGTTCACCCACTGGCCTACAACAATGTCGCGGAAGTTCGTGGAGATCTGTTCGGGCGGTCCGAGTGTGCCTTCGGTCTGCTGCTGGTTATCCGCGCCCAGCACCACATTCATATAGTTGCGGATGGTCTGGCCGCTCTTTTCCGGCAAGTTCTGATGGGTACACATGAGTAACTTATTTAGCCGCTGATACAGAAATTTCATAAAAACATTGTTGTAATGAATGGTGTACTTCGCCTGCGGCATGTTCGCGCTGGTCTGCGCCGCTGGGCTGGCTCCATCATGCAATACCAGGCCATGCGAATCCATCGCATAGGCTTCGGCCCAGCAACGGGCAGTGGTAATGAACGCGGCCATGATTGCCGCCGCCAATGGCAGCAGCATGTTGAGTGTGAACCTCACCACAGCATCAAGAATGGTGGCGAGTGCGAGGGAAATTTTCAGTTGCGTGCGCTTCGTCATAGCTTCGCTCCTGCGCCAGCCGTCAGGCTGTTGCGCGTTGGCCGTAGTAATATTCGCAGGCTTCCTCGTAATCGCGGCCAGCTTGCCCCTTATCTTCCAACAGGGCAAGTCGCTTTGATTCGGGCATATTGCGAATATCAGCTTCGGTGTACTTTGGTCCACGTGTGGTTGCGCCTTGTCCTGGGCGTATCGTGCTGCCACGTACTCCAGTTGCAAACCGCCTCGTTTGTCCCTCTGTACGTTGAACCTGAGTCTCCGCAGGAAACGATGTAGAAGGTTCTGTTGCTTTTGGTGTTTCTTGCTGCTGGATCAACTCCTCAAACAGCAAACCCTGATTCCGCAATTGATGAAACGCGGAAGTCAAAATCTCTTTGGTGATCAGTCCAACTTTTCTATCCACCAGTCGGCCAGCCAAATCGCCAACCAACGTGCGGTTGCCTGGGTGCGGATAATATTCGGGATGTTCCGCCTCCCATTCCATCGCGAGTTTTCCAAATCGTTCTTGAGCCAACTGCTCAAGATTGATGCCGGTCTGTTCTTCCACAAGCGCCGTGACAGCGGCGGCAGATTTCCCTGGGTTGCTTAGATCGGCGGTGGCCTGGAATCTTTGGTCAGCAGTTAACTGTGTGCGGATAGGAATCGGAGCGGCGGCAGTCGGCGTGTTTGTCGGCGGCGTTGGGACTGCATTGCGTTTTACAAGCGCGGCCTGCGCGTGCAAATTTTGCAGGGAAAGTTTCATCTGTATTTCTTCGGCGGTGCGGCCATTCACATAGATGGGGTGCGTCCCATCTTCTGGATCAATTTTCCAGCACAGAAATCCGGCTTCTACCGGACGGCCATTCGCTCGTGTTTCTGTATATCCGCACTTCATAATGTTTCGTCCTGTGCTTTCAATTCCACTTCAATCATCACTTCAAGTTCATGGTATACCCTGCGAATCATCGTAACATAGGCCCATGCTTTTACTACCTGGTCGGCTTCTCCCAATGGGTCTATCTGGCTTTTACTAATAGCATTACTGACGTGCATTTGCAATGATTTTTCTTTTAATCTCTGCAGCACCGCCCAGCCTGGATGTAATTTCAACTCCCGCAAAATCCCGCGTTCCGTATTGGTCAACTCACGCATGGGATCGTGAAGGGACGGATGTGGCATTGTTCTGACTTTGGAAGCCGCTTCTTGTGTCTGCCGTCCTTCTTTTATCTCTGCCAATTCCGGCGTAAGCGGTTTCCCTTCGTGATACATTCGCAGGCGGTCTATCGCTGCGTTGTCATTAATCAAATCGGCCATATCTTTTCCTTACTCCTGTGGAATGGCTCCCTGTTCTAACTCGCTCATGTCCTGATTGCGCTCCAGTCGCGCTTCTGCATTGTCCAGTTGTGTCGCGCCTGCCGTCTTGTCCGCAACCGCCTTCGCCGCCGCGCCGACAATAGCTGTCTGCTGGTCCTGCTGTCCGCGTTCCCGCTCGGTTGCAACTTCGTTCTGGCCTCTCTGTTGTTCTTTGGCGAGTTCCGTTTTCATCTTGATTACTGCCGGATTGTTTTGCTGATAGGCGGCCTTCTGCTGCGGTGTCATGTCCACGAAAATATCCTGCCGTCCATTAAGTTCGCTGGCCTGGATGAATAGCTTTTCAATCACGGAATAATCAATTGTTTTTCCGATTTGATGAATTGCATCTGAGAGTGCTGGCTGCTGGATAATCTGCAGCAGGAATGGTATTAGCTGACCGATGGCCGCCTTTGCCGCCAACTTTTGGCCGGCCAATATCTTGATAGAAAATTTCGCGTTGGTCAGAATTTCTGTATCTATCTTGTCCAGAATATCCGCCGAAAATTTATCGCTCAGTATTTCGCGGATTTCTTTCAGCGGCATGTACAGCACAACCATGCGCCACAAGAATTGCAGCCACCGTTCAATCACGTACTCAAAATGCTGGATGGGTGTTGATACGTTTTCATCCGCTTTAGAACCAACTCTGTTAACGCCTGCTGCGGTTCTCATTGCGCTTGAACCTGGTCCTTGCAACTGTCCCTGCATGGTGGTGGCATTGGCTCCCACCACACTTTCCCCACCCTCAAGGGCAATTTTTTGGTAAATCGTAAATGCTTCGCCTGGTATTTCAGGGCGCTGCAAAAATGTCATTACCTTGCGCATATCTTCGCCTGGGGGTGCGTTCAGTCCCCAATAGCTTCCGAGTCCTTGGATATTGTTCTGTGTCGGTTCGTTTCCATAGGCCGTGTTGTACAGCAGCGGCGCGTTAAAGGGATAGGCGATCATTTTGAGGACTTCGTTCAAAATGCCCTGCGCCATGCGCTGATCGCCTGCGTTGATTCGCCCAATGCCGATTCCATAGCCGCAGTTGTCGATATTGATCCAGTTCGCTGCAAATCCTAAAGCGTAGTCGTCTAGGTCGTGGTTATCGTTGCGGATGACTTTATGACGGCCTTCATATACCAACATCTCGATAACATTTTCAGCCGTCCATTGGCTGATTAACATCATCGGTTTTTGAAATGGATTTTCGCTCGTGTTTCTTTCTTCTCCCTCAGCATGTAACACGGTGGACGTGTTCGCGTTCATGGCTTGCGCCGTCTGTGACGGAGTGGAAGCATCTCCATAAGGGTTCTGCAGAAAATAACGAATCAGATCTTCATCGTTTGGAATGTCTTTGTAGCAATCGACTTCTTCGCGCATCTGGCGCAAATCTTCGAGAGTCACATAATTAATATCAATTCTGTACGCCGCACTTTTTTCCGGCCTATTTGGTGTGCGCCATTTTTCATCAAACAATGTTGTTCCGAGGCGCCTGTACTCGAAAAACGGCCAGCTTTCGGTGACTTCTTCTTTGGTGATTTCAAACTGGTCACTTTCCCATGTGTTGACCGTAGATTCTCCGCCAACCGGCATCTCCACTTTTACGGGTTGGGCTTTACGCTTCCGTGTTTCGCGTATGACGGTTCGTTCTTCCCATCCAGGAACCGCAATGCCGGTTCCTTGAAGTCCGGCGCAGTCAATCATCAATTCCATGTTGTATTGAAAATCTGCGCGATCACAGAGAATCATCAATAACTCAGTGATGGCATCAATGTAATCCTGCGCATTTTTTTCTCCGGCCAATTTGCCGCGCGGCTCTAGCAGGAAAAAATTATCATCCCCGAATATCCCACGGCGAACCTGCGTCGTCATGGTGTTTGTATTTCTCAGGATGTTAAAACGGCTGATGCGCGCTGCCTGGTTGTTGTTGCTGTTTCTCCAATCACGATCATAGTTCGGGCTTTGGTATAGATAATCAACGTACTGCCATTCTGCCAGCCAACTGTTGTTGTCCAACCATTGCTGGGCAAGTTGAAAATTTTCCCAAGCAATCGTGCCAGCCGCATCATCATCAAATCGGAGTTCTTTTTTTCCTTCTTCGGGCAACTCGACCTGGTTCCGCTGAATGAGCGGGGTCATCTCGTTGCCGATAGGCATACCGTCGCCGTTTAGTATGGCTGCTGCGTCATCGCGTTCGCTATCCATCTAGTCCTCCTGGCAACGGCGGCAGGCCAATCGTTGTAGAGCGTTGCACCGCTTGTATGTGCGCCGTCACTTTGCGCGCATTTTCATCCACCTGCGGCATACCCTGTTGCTCGATAAAATGGTTCATCAATGCATTTTCTCTGATTCTCTGGTGTGCCTCTATTTCCTCCTGCTCCATGTTGGCGCGCAGTTGAGATAGTGGAACAAGATCAGAGAATTTCGATATGCACTCGATGATTCCATTTTCAGGCACTAAACCATAATGTACAAACTGCTGGCGGCACTCTACTGATTTTGTCATATCGGTAGAAAACATCAAGCGGCCTACGTTCATCAACGGCTCAAGTTGCTTGATGGCCTCGTTTCTCCGCTCGTCGCTTTCATCCCACCACACCCAGCGAATCGGCCTCATGCTTACGTTCTTTCTCGCTGATTCATTTCTGATGTGGGCCTGCATGTACTCGCTGCCTGGGGTTTCCAGAATCATCATCACACTGGCTTGGTGCTTCTTGTACGCCGCCACCATGCGCTCGGCTAAATTCGTGGGCTGATAAATTCCCTGCCAGCAATCCAATATATACACCTTGCCGTCCACTACACGCGCCGCGACTCCCTCGGAGTATTTCGCCATGTTCGTTTTACCGCCGTATGGCAATCTCCAACAAATAAAAGTTTCTCCACCGTAAGCAGGGATTCGACTCGCTTCAATTTCACAACTGTGGTACAGCTTTTCTGGAAACGTAGAGACGTGTCCGCCCTTCGGGTCGTTCATCTGCTGACACATGAAACTTTCATAATTGTCGTAAAACTTTTCGCGCAGGATTTCATAACTCAGTGCCGGAAGTTCGGGGAACTGCAATACCACTTCACGTTCTTCTGGAAATTCACCTGGGACCAACTGTTTCCCGTTTCGCACGATCATTGCCGTGCGAATCAAAAGTTTCCATCCACTTCTTTCTGGATTCTTCAAATCAATTTCTTTGAGCATGTCGCCGTACAAATCAAACGGATGGTATCTCGTCCCACGCATGTTGATGTATCCGCCGCCGCGCACCGTATTCTTGTTGGTGTGATACCGGCTTTTGATGCGTTCGCGCGAATCTTCGCTTGCGTGTAATCCGCTGTTGATCGTCTCTACCATGTCATCGGGGTTGTATATCCATGGATGCCATCCTGAGTGTGTGCTTTTTGGCGATGAGTACGCCATCGTAGGGTCAATCTCTACGTTGTCATGGTTCGGTGTGTTCCATTCTTCAACGTCATTATGGAATGGCCACTTGTCCACTGCAAGTTCTGGAAACAATTTCAACAATCCTGGTCTTGGAGCGCGGTAACGGCACAGGAACTCTGCGGTTCCCTTGCTGATTTTTTCTGCAAGTTTTTGCGTGGCAGATTCGTTCACGATGGTTGCTGTCTGTGGAAACGCGAGTATCCATTGCATCGTATCTACGCGGCCCATAGTTGTCTT